TCTGGAAGCCAAGGAATTGGTTAATAGCGGAGATATTTCCTCGCTGTCGATCTATGCCAATCAGCTCAAAGAGCAGGCAAAAAATGTTATGCATGGCGCTATTCGCGAGGTCAGTCTTGTTATGGCCGGCGCAAATCCCGAGGCAAAAATTGATTTTCTCAGCTTTGCTCATGGCGACGAGTTCGTCGAGGACAATACCGAGGCGCTCATTTACTTTAATCAGGAGCTTTCCCATGGTGAAGAGATCGTTGAAAAAGATAATACCCCGACAATTGACGAGGTGTTTGACACTTTCACCGACGATCAAAAAGCAGTTGTTGCAGCCATGGTCGCGCATGCTGCCGGGAAAGAAGAACCCGTCAAAGAGTCGGACGAAACCGACACAACGCTTGAGCATGCGGCCAACCAAACGGTCCAGGATGTCTTTGACACCTTCAACCCAGAGCAGCAGAAGGTAGTTTACTATCTTATTCAGTCTGCGTTGGACGGTGTAAGTTCTCCATCAGACCCCGCCCCAAGCGACGCAGCCACACATTCAAATATCGAAGAAAAAGGAGATTTAATCATGAAAGCAAACGTGTTTGACAAGGCCACTCAGGAGAACCCCAACAAGAACACCCTTAGCCATGATCAATTGATCGAGATTGTCCAGGACGCGGCCAAGAGACACATCTCTCTTAAAGACAGTTTCATCGAGCACACCGAGACATATGGTTTTAACCCGGTTGACGTCCTTTTCCCGGATGCAAAAGACGTCAATGGTGGCGCGCCGGTAACCATCCAGCGCAATAACACATGGGTCGGTAAAGTTCTCGCCAAAACAAAACACACGCCGTTCGCCAGAATCCGCACCCGCATTGCCGATATTACGGCTGACGATGCACGGGCCAAGGGTTATGTCACCGGTACCCTGAAGAAGGAAGAGGTCATTCCGCTTCTTAAGCGTTCGACCACGCCGACAACCATTTATAAGAAACAGAAACTCGATCGTGACGACATGGTTGACATCACCGACTTTGACGTTGTCATCTGGCTCAAGGCAGAGATGCGCGGCCAGCTTGACGAGGAAGTCGCACGTGCAGTCCTTATCAGTGACGGTCGCAGTGTTGCCGACGACGACAAGATCAATGAGCAAAACGTCCGTCCAATCGCAATGGATGATTCCAATGTCTTTATTCAGCGCGTTCAGGTCGAACACACAACCACAACCGACGAGATCATTGATGAGTTTATCCGTGCCCGGAAGTTCTACAAGGGTTCCGGCACTCCTGATCTCTACATCTCAACTGATCTTCTCACCGAGATGCTGCTCCTGAAGGATCAGTTCGGTCACCGTCTCTACAAGACAACCGAGGAACTTGCCTCTGTACTTCGCGTCGGCGAAATCATCGAGGTTGAACCCATGAACACCGCCGTTCGTACAGTCGGTGATGATGACTTTGCTATTCTCGGCATCGTTGTCAATCTTCAGGACTACACAATCGGCGCAGACAAGGGCGGTCAGATTGCAATGTTCGACGATTTTGACATCGACTACAACCAGTACAAATACCTGATCGAGACCCGCATCTCCGGAGCTCTGACAATGCCGAAGTCTGCTCTTGTCATCGAAAGAAAACCGGCAATCTAAGAACATAGGCTAAACTTCAAAATAGGAGGCTAATCATGGCAAAGTTTTACGGGCCAATTGGCTACATAACCGAACAGGTAGAGACGTCCCCTGGTGTATGGTCTGGGCAAGTCGTGGAACGATCTTATTCCGGGGATGTGATTAAGAACTCTACCGGAGTACAGGAAGGCGAGAGTCTTAATGATGATCTTACCGTCAACAATCGGTTGAGTATTGTGGCCGACCCGTATGCCTATACGAAGTTTCAATCCATGGCATATGTAAAATGGATGGGGGCGCTTTGGAAGATTGCTTCAGTAGAAGTCCTCCGCCCCCGTCTAATCTTAAGTATCGGAGGGAAGTACAATGGGCCAACGCCTCCAGTTACACCAGATCCTTAAGACTTTATTGGGATCTGATAACGTGTATTTTCAACCTCCTAGCACGGTTACGATGAAGTATCCCTGCATTGTGTATGAACGATATGAGACTGATACAACGTTCGCTGACAATCTACCGTACGCATACAAGATCCGCTATCAGGCAACAATTATCGACGCTGACCCCGACAGCACAATTCTGGATGCGCTTTCAAAACTGCCGATGTGCGTGTACACACGCCATTTTACGGCAGATAATCTCAACCACGACATATTCACCCTATATTATTAAGGAGGAACCAACATGAGTCAAATAGTTTGGGACGAAACTGGTAAACGGTTCTATGAGACCGGTGTCAATCACGGTGTTCTGTATCCGCAGAATGGTTCCGGGCTTTACCCGTTGGGTATCGCTTGGAACGGTCTTACCACCGTCACAGAAAGTCCTTCCGGGGCAGAGGCAAGCCCCATTTATGCGGACAACATCAAATATCTCAACATGATTTCTGCCGAAGAGTTCGGCGCGACAATCGAGGCGTATACATATCCAAGTGAGTTCGCATTGTGCGATGGGTCGGCGGCTCTTTCCGCTGGAGTTATGATCGGTCAACAGTCAAGATCCGCATTTGGTCTGTCTTACAGAACCACATTCGGCAATGATGTCGCCGGTGAAGCGTACGGTTACAAACTCCATATGATCTACGGCGCACTTGCGGCTCCTTCCGAGAAAGCCTACTCGACAATTAACGATTCTCCGGAAGCGATCACGTTCTCTTGGGCAGTTGCAACGACACCAGTGTCTGTCTCCGGGTTCAAACCGACGGCGTCGCTTGTCATTGACTCAACCAAGGTCGATTCCGCCAAACTTACAACGCTTGAGCATCTTCTATACGGTACTGCTGGCGCCGATCCACGTCTCCCGTTGCCGGACGAAATTGCAACCATCTTCGCCGATGCTGCTCCGTCTGCATTGGCAATGTCTACGATTCTTCCGGCTGATGCTGCTACTGCAGTTGCGGTTACCGCGAACATCGTCCTTACCTTCAACAACAAAATTGCTGAAGAGGGCATCGTTGTTACGTCCGCTGCCGGTGCAATTGTCGCTTTCGGAAAGTCATGGGATGCTACAGGCAAGATCCTCACAATTGATCCGACTACAAGTCTGTCTGCGGCAACCATGTACCTCGTGGCTGTCACCGGAGTTATTGACATCTACAATCAGACTTTGGCCCCCGCAATCAAGAAGTTCACAACCGCATAATAGCATAAATCCAATCTAATATATAGGTGGAGCTCTTTGACATTTGTTTAAGGGCTCCACGACTTTACTTTTAAAATTGAAAGGGAGATAATCACCATGCTTAAAAAGACTATTACATACACAGACTTTGATGGAGTTCAACAGACTGAAGATTTCTTCTTCAACCTTACCAAAGCCGAACTTACGGAGATGGATTTATGCTACTCCGGAGGCGTGGCGTCAATGATTGATAAGATCAACAAAACAAAAGACAATGCTATAATTGTCGAGGTATTCAAGGATCTTATCCGAAAGGCATATGGCGAGAAGAGTACTGACGGCCGGCATTTTATGAAAAACAAGGAAATTACAGATTCGTTTACCGCCACAGAAGCGTATAGCGAACTCTTTATGGAGTTTCTATCCGACGCAAATGCCGCGGCAGCATTTGTAAACGGGGTAATTCCTCAGGCGCCAAGCACCAAAAGTTCTATCCCCGCGCCGCTTAACTAAGTTTGAATAGGGAGGCCTTAGAGATGTTAAAGATCACGATACCTTCTATCGAGCAATACGATGAAGTCAACAATTTATTTGTGACGACAAAAGAACAAGTATTGCACTTGGAACACTCTCTGGTCTCCCTTTCAAAATGGGAGTCAACATGGTGTAAACCATTCCTATCGAAGGATGATAAAACATTGGACGAGTCGGTCGACTACATTCGATGTATGACCATTACTCAAAACGTCGACCCAAGTGTCTACAGAAACATTACACATGAAAATATTGCACAGGTTAGCAAATATATTGATGCTCCCATGACCGCCACAGTAATTACGAATGAAGAAAAGAAAGTGAACCGAGATGTCATAACTTCTGAAATAATTTATTACTGGATGGTCGCGATGACAATTCCTTTTGAATGTCAGAAGTGGCATCTTAACAGATTATTAACACTAATCAATGTGTGTAACATAAAAAACCAGCCGCCAAAAAAGAGAAGTAAACAAGAAATATATAGCAGAAATGCTATGCTGAATGAGTCTCGTAAACAAGCCTTAAACACAAACGGATAATTGCTGACATAAAGGAGACGATGAAAATGGTGCTTATTAAGTATAGTGGAGATTTTAAGAATACTGAAAACTTCCTTACTAAAGCCGCAAAAATGGATTGTATAAGAATCCTTGGCAAGTATGGCCGAGAAGGCGTCTCTGCACTTTCTTCAGCAACTCCAATTGGTTCAGGATTAACGTCTAGCTCCTGGGGGTATGAAGTATCTACTTCCGGAAGTTCCTTTGTTATAAGTTGGACAAATTCGCACATTGTTGATGGTGTCCCAATCGCTGTTATTCTACAATACGGTCATGGAACTCGTAATGGTGGATACGTTCGAGGTCAAGACTATATAAACCCGGCAATTAGACCAATATTTAATAGGATTGCAGACGAGGCATGGAAGGCGGTAATAAGATAATGGGTAGCGGAAGTGTTGATAAGCGCGTCGTACAGATGCAATTCGATAATAAGCAATTTGAGAGTGGTGTCCAGACAACCGTACAGTCTCTTAATACTCTTAAAAAAGGACTTAATTTGGACGCCTCTGCAAAAAGTTTATCTAATCTCGATAAAACAGGCAAGGCGTTCTCTCTCGCAGGGATTGCAAGCGGAGTAGACTCTATCGCAAGTAAATTTACGATGCTTGGTGTCATGGGAATGACCACTCTACAAAATCTTGCCGCAACGGCAGTCGCAACAGGGAAAAAACTTGTCGACTCACTTACAATAGACCCTATCATGGGCGGGTTTTCCCAATACGAGACAAAAATTGGAGCCATCCAAACAATACTTACTAATACCGCTAGCAAAGGCACAAAAATTGAAGATGTCACAGCGGCCTTATCCGAATTAAATACTTATGCCGATTTAACCATTTATGATTTTAAAGATATGGCCAAAAACGTCGGCACATTTACCGCCGCTGGCGTCGACTTAAGCACGTCGGTTACAGCCATTAAAGGTATCGGCAACCTTGCCGCGGGTTCGGGGGCAAACACTCAACAAGCGGCAACGGCGATGTATCAACTTTCTCAAGCAATTGCCCAAGGGTCGGTTAGACTTGAGGACTGGAACTCAGTAACCAACGCGGGCATGGGCGGAGAACTCTTTCAGAATGCTTTAAAAGCAACTGCCAAAGAAATGGGTGTGGTTGTTGACAGTTCAAAACCGTTTAGGTTATCCCTTGAATCGGGGTGGCTCTCGGCAGAAGTCCTAACCAAAACCTTGGCAAAACTTTCAACAGATAAAGGTCTCTTAGACGCGGCAACACAGGTAAAGACTGTGACCCAGATGTTGGACACCATGAAGATGGCTGTTCAATCGGGTTGGGCAATATCTTGGGAAAGCATCATCGGTAATAAAGATGAAGCAACAACAACTCTAACCGCGATTAACAATGCCTTTGGTGCACTCATTAAGCCGACAACCGATGCAAGAAACGCCGTACTTCTTTGGTGGAAAGCTGAAGGTGGTCGCGACTATCTAATCAAGGATTTGTCCAACGCCTTCCAGAATCTTATGGGAATTCTTAAACCAATAAAGGATGCATTTCATGAGATCTTTCCGCCAATGGATTGGCAAAGATTGTTGAATTTAACCGTTGTCCTGGGCGATCTAATTGCCAAGTTCAAAATAGGAGAGACAACTGCTTTAAACCTAAAGAACACTTTTAAAGGGCTGTTTGCCATCCTAGATATAGGCAAACAACTTCTTGGAGCTGTCGGCAAGGGAATAGGTGGGATGTTGGCATACTTTGCACCTACCGGAAATGGTCTCCTTTCTTTTACTGGATCGATGGGTCTATGGCTCGTTTCTCTTGACGAGGCAATAAAAAAATCGGGTATCTTTACTGTCGCCATTG